ACAAGATGGAAAAAGGGTCAATCGGGAAATCCAAATGGCAGACCATTAGGCAGTAAAAACTTTGAAACTGATTTTTTAGAAGCGGTTGAAAATCTTGCCAAAGAACAAGGTATGACAAGAGTAAAAGCAATGGAATTATTATTACAAAGAGCTTATGTTGAAGGCAGAAAAGGTCAGTTTAGTTTTTATAAAGATATAATGGATAGATTATATGGAAAAGTAGCTGATAAATTTATAGGTGATAAAGATGCTCCGATAATAATTCAAATATCTAATGAAATAGCGGAAAAAAATAATGTTTCTAACACCAGCACAAAGTCAAATAGCAAAAGCAACAAATAGATTCAGAGTGGTTTGTTGTGGTAGAAGATTTGGAAAGACGACATTGGCGGTGGAAGAAATAAAAGGGAAAGCTGTTTCAAAACCGAATAGGATTGCTTATATTGCTCCAACATATCGGCAAGCAAGAGATATTGCTTGGGAAATGTTAAGAAGAGAATTACAGCCGATTATTTTAGATACGAATGAGAGCAGATTGGAAATTAAAGTTAGAACATTGCGAGGTGGCGAAAGTTTAATTGTATTAAGAGGTTGGGAAAGTATTGAAACATTAAGGGGACAAGCATTTGATTTTATAATAATTGACGAAGTGGCGATGATGAGAGATTTTCAATTACAATGGCAGGAAGTTATTCGTCCGACATTAACAGATACGAAAGGAGAAGTAATGTTTATTAGCACACCGAGAGGATTTAATCATTTTTACGATTTATTCAATCAAGAAAGCAAAGATGAAGATTTTAAGAGTTTTCATTTTACAAGTTATGATAATCCACATTTGCCAAAAGATGAATTACAAAAAGCCAAACAGGAATTAACGGAAGATAGATTCGCTCAAGAATATTTGGCTGATTTTAGAAAAACAGAAGGATTGGTATTTAAGGAATTTAATAGAGAAAAACATATTTATATTGAAAAAATATTTGATATTTATGAAAGATTAGGAGGAGTGGATTTTGGATATACCAATCCTGCGGCAGTAATGGAAATTATTAAGGATTCAAGAAATAATTATTGGATAAATGAAGAATGGTATCAAAACAGAAAAACAGACGCAGAGGTGGCTGATTATACGGCTTCAAAGGAATTCCACAGGGTTTATCCCGACCCAGAGAATGCAGGAGCAATAGAAGAATTAAAGCGAAGAAAAGTAAATATAAGAGAAGTTAAAAAAGGGAAAAATAGCGTTCAGGCGGGAATTCAGGTGATTAGAGAATTATTCAAAGCTAATAGATTGAAAATTCATAGTAGTTGTATAAACTTAATACAAGAATTGGAAACATATAGTTATCCCGATAAAAAAGATATGCACAATGAAGAAGAATTGCCCATAAAAGAAAACGACCACGCAATAGATGCTATCAGATACGCTCTTTATATGGATTCTTTTGGAAGCGGGCAGAGTTTTAATATCAGAAAACCAGATTGGATTGCGTATGGACGAAGGCGTTGATTTTAATTAAAAAATAGGTTATAATATGAAGCAAATAATAGATTACCCGCCAAATATAAAACAAATCAAAGAAGTATTTCCGATTTTGCCTGAAAGTATGTTGTTTTGTTATGATGATGTTATTTATAATCCAAGCGGGCAAGAATTAGCCGACCATATACAGATTCACGAATTGACCCATTCAGACCAGCAACAGGAAAAACCCGAAGAATGGTGGGATAAATACTTGAATGATAAAGATTTCCGATTAAAACAGGAATTGTTAGCATATCAGCGTCAATATCAGTTTGCGAAAATTTGGGTTAAAGATAGAAATGAATTAGCAAGATTTTTATGGAAATTAGCGCAAGATTTAAGTAATTTGTATAAAGTAAATATCACATTCAGCGAAGCAATGAAACAAATAAAATGTTAGGAGATATTCAAAAAGACACGCAAATAAGTTCTTATCAGCCTTCTGATGAGATTTTGAAATTAACGACTAATGTGCGGAAAGATTACGCTATTGGGACAAATATCCTTCAAAAATCCTTCCCAGAGTTCAACAACTATTCGGTTATTGAACGAATGAATAAAGACCAAAAGACATTTCAGAGTTTAGTCGATGAGTCGGATGTTAACCCTGATGAAGCGTGGAAATGGAAAGGAACAAGAAGTTTGGCAAGAAAGAAAGCATTTGCGATGCACGCTCATTTAACTTCTTCTTATGTAGTGCCAAGCGTATTTCCTCAAAATAGTTCGCAGGAAGACGATGTGGCAATGGCGGAAGCAATGGGAGATATTGTTGAGTGGGAAACCATAAATTCAAATTATCGTTCATCTTTTCTTTTAACAACAATGGGAATGCTGGTTAATCCTGTTGTTTTTTTACAAGCCGATTATTTGGAAGTATATCAAAAAATTAAAGAGAAAAAAGATAAAGGATACGAAATAAAAGAAATTTTAGACGAAGTTTTATCAGGATTGAATTGTAATGTTTGGTCTGCCGACCAAGTTTTAATAACAAACGCTTACGAACAGAATATTCAAAGACAAAGAGCGATTATAAAAACAAGATATGTTGAGTATTCGGAATTGGAAGCAAAATATAAAGACCACGATAATTGGACTTATTTACACCCTGGCAGACAAACAATTTACGATGATGCTTCGGGATTATTTTATGATGTGGCAGACGAAGACCATCCTTATTTGGTTAAGGAGATAACTTGGGAAAACCGTCGGCAAGACGGAGAAGTATGTTTTTTGGGCGGAATTTATTTTGGCGAAACAGATATAGAAGGAAATGCGATTAAACATAGAGATAATAATAATGCTCCGAAATACGATATAGTTCCCTTTGGTTATCATAGAATCAATGAGCATTTCTTTTATTACGCTTCTTTGATGTTTGAAGTGGGCTGGGATGATAGATTGATTGACGCAATGTATCAAACAGTGATGAATAGAGAATTTCTTGATGAAGAACAGCCAATAATGATTTCGGGAATTGATAAAATAGATACTTCTGTTATATTTCCAGGAGGAGTATTTTCTACTTCAAATGAAAATGCTAGAATCCAGCCGATTATTCCTCCAAAAACAACCAATCCATATAATGCTTTAAGAGAAATTGAAGATTCAATGTCAGAAGCGGCATTATCAGAGATGCAACAGGGACAATTACCCGAAGCCAATCAAAAGGCGACAGCTTCGGTGATTACGGAAAGGAACGCCAAGATTTTACTAAGCGGAGTGGCTAAAACATTGGCAGAATCGGTTTCGCAATTAGGCGGATTATTGGTTAATATTGCTTTGAATTATTTAACAACCGCCCAATACGATGAAATTACCAATAAAGTAAAATATAGAGATTTTGTTTTACAAGACCAAATGGTTAATGGAAAAAAGGTTAATAAGAAAATAAGATTTGATGAAGCATTAATAGGTAGGAATATGACTGAAAGCGAAAAAACGCAGTATGGAATGAAACTTCTTGAAGAAATCGGTTATCCGAATAATAAACAAGCAATTTATGTTTTGAATCCTCATCTCTTTTCAAAAATGAAATATCTTATTAGGATTGAAGCTGATGAAATGTTGCCGAAAAATAAAGAATTTGATAAAATAATAATTGAAAGATTGTATAGTTTGTTAAGACAAGACCCGTTAATTGACCCAGAAACACTTGTAAGAAAACTTCTTTATGCTTCATTCCCGCAAGATGTGGAAAATTTAATGTCAAAACAAAATCAGCAACAAATACAACAAATGACGGGACAAATAATGGGACAACAAAAACAACTCGCAGGAATGCCGAATATGGCGGGAGTTGGAATGTAAAGGTCGCAATAAGTAAATAAAATTATGGCAAAAACAAAAAAAGTGGAAAATAAGCCGGTAGATTTTGGAGATTTCATTTTATATTCTAATGATAAATTAGATAGAGTGATAAATGGTGTAATGGGAGCACAAGGAAGATTAAGCGGTGGATTAGGAAAAGATGCTTCGGCAGAAGAAATTCTTGCTCATTACGATAAATTGGGCGGATTGGTTAGAGATAAGAATGGAAATAAAATAGAAACAGGAACATTTTGGGATTTTGAAAATCAATGTTCTAAGAGTAAAATTTCATTAAAGGTGGCTAAAAAACCGAACGAAGGAAGTTTGAAAATAAATACCGAAGAAGTTGGCGATAAACCTAAAAAAGGTCGCAAACCAAAAGAAGACGAAGAATAAATGTGGTTTAAACTTTTAATAATCAAGCAAGCAATAAAATGGTTGAAAGAAATAGATGACCAAGATTTGAAAAGAGAAATTTTGACATTGGCGGTAAAAAAGTTATACAATGCTATTTCTGCTGATGATATTTTAAGACAGCAACCAGATGGCACTTGGTTATTTCAAGGAAAACCATTAACAGGAGTTGAAGTCGCTCAGTTAAAAGAAGAAGCCAATTATTTATTGGGAATGCGGTTGTGGCGAGTAATCAAATGGGATATTCGTTGGCAACTTGCTAAAAAAATGTTTGAGGAAGCGAAAGTAAAAGATGATTTGATTTGGGGACAATTACTTATTTATCTTGATGATATAATTCGCACCCGACTTCAAAAAATGAAATAGTTGATTTTTAATAAAAAATAGTGTATAATTAATAAAATTACGGAGAAATCCGATAGCTCCCGAAGAGCTTTAAATAGTCCACTACGACTTAAAACTTGATGGATATGACCTTAGAAGAACAAAAAGCGGCTGAACTCGCACAAGCCGAAGCAACAGCGAAAGCTGAAGCTGAAGAAAAAGCGAAGGCAGAACGAGCTAATGAAACAGATGAAGAACGAGAAGCTCGTGAAGCTGAAGAAAAAAAAGCTCGTTCACAAATAGATTACGAAGCTGAACTGAAGCGTGAAAAAGAAAGAACGGAAAAGGCAAAACAAGCGGCGGCTGATTTAGCTTTCAAATTAAGAGAGAAAAATCGCCAGCAGGATGACGATGATGAAGAAGACAAACCTCTAACCGCAAAAGAGTTGGAGTTTATCCTTCAAAAAGACCGTCAACAAACCCGCAAAGAATTCCAATCGGAAATCATTGCGGAAAAAGCCAAGAAATTGGCTTCAAATGAAGACGAAGCGAAACTCGTTATTGAAATCCATAAAAACCGCACCTTTCCAGAGGGAATGTCTTTAGATGAGCAATTAGAAGAAGCATTCGCAATAGCGAATCGTAAACGCTTAATTGCCCAGAACGAAGAGTTAAAGCGTTCATTAAGAGGTAGAGAAAATATTTCTGATAATGTTGCTGGAACTCATCGGGATTCTTTGCCGACAGATGAACCAAAAATGTCTTCCGCAGATATTTCGGCGATTAAAGCCGCTGGATTTAACTGGGATGGCAAAAGCGGTTTGTATGTCAAAAAGATTTCCAAAGAAAGAACTCTTACTTTTAATCCCAAGACGAAAGTCCAAAAGGTTATCTAACACGCTTTTGTAAAATAGAGATAGTCGTGAACCTATCACTTCGTAGTTAAAACTCATTAAAAATTATATAAGTATATTTTATACTAAAATAATTTTTTACTAATTTGACTCGTGGAGATTTATCAATTATCGGTGTATCAGGCGGAGCTCGCCCATTTCGTGTAGCGGCTTCAGCAACCAGAGGATATGCTGGTGAACCCATCAATTCTCTTTCGGCTCTCACAAGCGGAGCGGCTGATGTTAATACGGTTGTTGTCTTAACTGACGGCAAACCTGTAATCGGAACTGACTCGCTGGTGGGTGTGGCGGAGGAAAATATGAAGGTTAATAGTGCCGGAACTGTGGTAGCGCATACTCTTTCAGTAGGTGTTCCAATTCCGAACATCACCAGAATCCGAGGTAAAGCCAAAACAGCGGCCAGTGTTGACACAGATTCCGAATTACTCGGACTTTTGTGGGATGCTGTGCTGTTTGATTTGACTACTGGAGTTTATACAATTGACGAAACTGCCACCGCAAACACAAGCGGTCTTTTAATTGTTGATGGTATCATCAGCAAAGGATTACTTGATGTTACAGTTGACGCACGAGTAATGAGGAATGATGTCGCGTAATCATAAACTATGTCTAACATTTTAGGCGGTTTTACCGCTAATTTAAGCCCTGATGCGGTTCAAACCGCAATCGATGGAGTGATGTGGGAAGAATATGACCGCGAACGCCAGCCCTCTTACTTATCGGCGAATGATTCCGCTTTCTTTAAGATTTCTGGCATTGACACATATAAATTCATCTATGATGAAGATTCTAATGTGGGAATGTTTGAAGAAACTGGGGAACAGGAAGAAATTCGCAGAACAGATACCAATATCGGAAATCAGACGACAGCTACTATCGTAAAGTATATGAAGTCTATTCCGATTTCTTGGGAAGCTTTCAANGCCGACCAAGTGGGTAAGCGTGAACGGATAGGCAGACAAGTNGGCGANAGAGCCAGACTTACACAGGATTTCAAGGCGATTTTGAATACTTACGGCGATGCTTTTGACGGAGCGGTTTCAACCACTCCTGACGGCGATGCCGCGGCTTCAAATTCGCATACCACTTTGACTGGAGCGACAGTGGATAATCTTGAAACAGGAGCATTAGCTCCTGACGCTCTTTGGACTTGTGTTACCTCTTTGGCTAATCAAAAAGCCCAAGACGGCGACCCGGGTTCTTATGTATTTGAAGCATTAGTTATTCCTTTCACTCTTTATAAGACTGCAAAGGAAGTGTTGAATTCAAACTTACTTGCTAATAGTGCTGAAAATAATCTGAATATCTTTGATACGGATTATGGAACAGTTGCTATTAAGGCATCAATTTATCTTGGTTCAACTTACAACGGTGCGACAAATGCGAATACAAGTTATCACTTGTTATCAAGAAATCACCAAGTCACCAGAAAAGTATTTGACGGATTAAATACTGATTTGATTGAACCTAAGTATTCAGATAATGATACTTGGGAACATCGAGCCAGATTTGCCGAAGTATCTTTCTTTGGTTCTTGGAATGGATATCTTGGAAATAACGGAAGTGCTTAATTATTAACCAGAATTTGTCTTAGTCGGACAAATAACAATCAGCTAAAATGAATAACATTAAAACAATAGGAATTGGAGCATTATGTTTTATTCTTGGTGTTATCCTTGGTTATTGGCTGGTTGGTAATTTAGCCGATAACTTTGGAGCAATAGGAAAAAATCGTTATCCTAATTCAGGAATAGCGGCTCGTTCATTAAATATTAGCGCTTCACCTTCAACTGCCACTTTGACAGACGAGACATTGACAGCGTCTAATATTCAAGTTGATTCTGGTTCAACTATTACAGAACATAGTTGCGCCACTAAATCATTTGACCCTGCTTCGTTTTCTTCTTCAACAGTTGCTTCTACAACTCTCGCTCTTACGGGAACGGCGGTTGGCGATATAGTTGTTGCTTCTTTTGACAGCGCTACTACTACCCAAGAATGGTATGTAAAAGCGAATGTTATGGGAGCGGCTTCTACGACAGTTGAATGGATTGCGGTTCCAGGAACAAGTTCTTGGAATGCGGGATTGAATATAACAACTTCAACATTGAGAGTTTGTTATTTCGGATATTAAGATTTGCTCTTTCAGCCCGTCAGAAATGGCGGGTTGGATAGAGCAAGTCATTAAAGGTCAATAAAATAAATAAATTATGAAAAATATAATTATAACAATAGCAATATCGCTTATAGCGGGATTTTTAGGAGGATACGGATTGTTGTCAAACAATTTAGGACAAACAATGATTCAGAGTTCTTCTTATTTTGGAGCAACTAATAGTTCTTCATCTGTGCCAATGGTGGCGACAACAACTAATCCAATTCTTTCATTAGATAATTCAAGAACAAATGCGATAGTATGTAATAATTCGGTAAATAGTGTTTTTCTTCATCCTAAATCAATCGCAACAACGACTGGCGTGGTATTAAATGAGGGAATTCCATTATTCGGAACAGGATTAACCACTTCAACAAAAATCTGCCACGAATTTTCTGGATTCAAGGGTTATCTTTATGGAATTGGAACAGCGACATCAAATATAACAATAAGTTCATATAAATAAGTGGATATCACAATAACCAAGGAACATATAAGCGCAATGCTTCACGGCGGTTCGCTTAATAAAGTTCGTAATTTTGAATATGCTTGTGAAAGAGCGGCTGGTATAGTTTTGGCTAATCTTGACCCGATTGAAACGGAAAGAAATAATCCATTAAATCAAGTAATCCACGATGACTTAAATAATTATTCTTTGCCTTCTGATTTCAAAAAGATTATAGATTTATATCCGCAAGCAGACAGAAGCAGATTGGATTCGGGGAAAAGAGTTTATGCCGAGAGATTTGATTTAACGAAAGCTTTAACTAATAAAACTCTAACAATAGAAGGAAGCGAAGGAAGCAAGTTTTTAAGGGTAAATTGGAAAATAAATACTGGAATTACTTTTCATTCAATGAATTCTTTGACAAGCAATGGGACTTGGGCGGTTGTCG